GATTCAAAGTCAATACAGAATTATCAAAAAGAAACAGGGCACGAAATTTTTCCTAAAATAAATAATGCAAAAGAAACTTTAAAACACAATGTTTCTACAATACATAAGTTTTGTAAAGATAGAGTTGAAGGGCAAGCTTTTTTAATAGAGGACTATGAAAACTTATTGTTACGAAAACCTATATTTGACAAGCATACTTCTGGTAAAAAATTTAGTAATGTACAAGCTTTGTTTGGTTTACACCCATTTTTTAAATTTATTAGTATGGCAAGAGACAATGGTAAAACTGTTGAATCTTACTACAGAGGTTTAACTGCAGAAGAAAAAGAAAAAGATGTTAAATATTATTTAGAAGAAGAGTTAGAGCCTATGGCTGATTATTATAAAAAATTTAAAGAAAGTCTCAAAATAAACGGGAGAGTAGACAATATACTTGATTTCCAAGACATGATAAAAAAATTTTATGACAATGAAGACGGTGAATCTGAAAAACTTTGTAGTAATATAAAAGTTTTAATGATTGATGAAGCACAAGATTCTAGTGTTATTCAAAGAAATGCAGAAACTATTATGTCAAAAAACGTAGATTATTTTTACAAAGCTGGAGATCCAGATCAGTCTATATTTGAATTTGCAGGTGCAGATCCACATTCTTTTCATATAGAGTTTGCAAAACCAGAGATAGAATTAAAAAAAGGATACAGATGTCCTAGAGTTATTAACGAATACTGTAAAAATATTATTAAAGATATTTGGATAAAGTATGAATATGAGAGAGTTTGGACACCTAAAAAAGAAGAGGGAAGTGTAAAAGAAGGTGAATTACATTACATGTCTGATTTAATCAGAGATCCCTTATCTCATAAATTAAAAGATACACTACTAAATACAAATCAAGATTTTATATTTACATATAGAGGTGGAGAACCAAAAGAAATACTAAACTATTTAATGGGTATTGGAATTCCTTTTCAATTGCCACCAAAAGATAATTTAAAGTTTAAAATAAAATATCCAAGTAAAGAAATAAAAAATCAAAGAGAGTTTAAGGAATTAATGGAAGGACAGCAAAAAACAAGAGCAAAAATAAAATCTATTCTTAATTCTATGTCTGATGAATACAAACTAAAAACAGTTGAAGATTTAGAAAAAGCGGAACAGAGTATATTTGATATTACATGGTTAATTGACAATAAATTTTTTGTACCTGGAATAGTTAACACAAATGATTTTCAGAGAGTAAGTAATAAAAATGTATTATTTGTAAAAGATTACATTAGAAAAATAGTAGATAATAATAGAGATCTAGAAGATAAAAGAGTATTTGTAGAAAACATACATACAATTAAAGGTAAAGAATTTGACAACGTTGTTTTAGATTTGACATTGTCAAGACAAGAAGAATCTTTTGCAAAAAAGAGAATGAAGTTTGTAGCATGTTCTAGAGCAAAAGAAACATTATGGTTATTAAATAGTAGAAACGGATTAACATTTGCAGGAAAGGAGGACTATGACTGATAAAAGTATATTTAAAGAGGCGTTTCCCCAAGACAAACAAATAGGCGGGAGTCACTACAAGGACTTTCACATTCAACCTTATGAATTTATTTCAAAGAATGATTTATCATTCTTTCAAGGCAACGTTGTGAAATATGTTTGTAGATATTTACACAAAAATGGTGTAGAAGATCTGGAGAAGATCAAACACTATTGTGATTTAGAAATTAAAAAGATGAAAGATACAAAATGACATTACCTTACGAATTATCTGAGATAGATGTAGTCGATGGTGACGTTGTGGCTGTTGACTTAGAGACTTACGATCCAGAGTTAAAGACTCACGGATCAGGGGCCATAAAAGGAAAAGGAAAAGTTTGTGGTATTGCTTTAGCTTATAGAGATAAAAAACTATATTATCCAATTGGACACAAAGGGGACAATCACGGTAAAAATAGAGTTTGGAAAAAACTAAACGAAAAAATTTTTCAAAACGAAAAAATAACAAAAGTATTTCACAATGCAATGTATGATGTGTGCTGGATAAGATCAGCCACAGGTATGATGTTAAAAGGTCCTATTTATGACACAATGATAGCTGCATCAATCATTGATGAGAACAGACCAAGATATACTTTGGATTCACTTGGTAAAGATTATTTAGGAGAAACAAAATATAAATTTGATTTAGCAGAAAGATCAAAAGAAGAGCACGGTATAGCAGAGCCAATGGCCAACATGCACAAACTACCTTGGGAAATTGTTATAGATTATGCAGAACAAGACGTAGCCCTAACATTAAATTTATGGAATAAATTCAAGGACTTAATAAAAAAACCAATAAAAACTGTATCTAAAAAACACAAGACTTTAGAAAATATATTTGACATAGAAACAAGATTGTTTCCATGTTTGGTTGACATGCGTTTTAAAGGTGTGAGAGTTGATGAAGAAAAAACAAAAACTTTTGGAAAAGAAATTACAAAACAAAAAGATCAAATAATAAAAACTATTGAAGAAGAAACTGGAATTAAAGTCGATGTTTGGGCTTCAGATTCTATCAAACCTTTATTAGATAAGTTAGGTATAAATGATTATAAAGTTACACCAAAAACAGGGAGAGCTAGTATAACAAAACTTTATTTAGAAAACCACACAAATAAATATTTAAAAATGATTGCAGAAGCTAGACAACTTGATAAATTATTTAACACTTTTGTGAGCGGTATTTTAAAACACATACACGAAGGAAGAATACACGCAGATATAAATCAAATAAGATCGGATCAGGGTGGTACAGTTACAGGAAGATTTTCAATGTCTAATCCAAATCTACAACAGATACCTTCAAGAAGTGAACTAGGGAGTAAGATAAGAGAATTGTTTATTCCAGAAGAAGGTCACGAGTGGGCATCGTTTGACTACTCACAACAAGAACCTAGACTTGTAGTACATTATGCTTTGAAAAATAAATTACAAGGTGCGGAAGTTATGGCTGAAGCATATAAAGAAAATCCAAACACAGACTTTCACAAGATAGTTGCAGAAATGGCTAAGATAACAAGAAAACAAGCAAAGACAATTAATCTTGGTTTATTTTACGGTATGGGTAAAGGCAAATTAGCTAACTCTTTAGAATTAGATAAAGATGAAGCAGAAGAATTATTTGATCAGTATCATACAAGAGTTCCTTTTGTAAGAAAGTTATCAAAAGGTTTACAAGATTTTGCAGAAAATAATAAAAATATTTTTACATTGGAAGATAGGTTTTGTAGATTTGACAGATGGGAACCTATAAATAAAGAATGGAATCCTGAAAAAGGTATGTTTGAAATAACAGAATACAAGGAAATTGAAGGTGTAAAACAAATAGTAAAAGTACCAGTTCCTATATTAAAAAAAGAAGAAGCAGAAAATAGATACCACAAAGATTTAGCTATAAATGGTAAACCTGCAGATCCACATTGTAAAAACTTTGAACAACATTACAGACCAGCATTTACATACAAAGCTCTAAATAGATTAATACAAGGATCAGCGGCTGATATGACAAAAAAAGCCATGGTAGAGCTGTATGAAATAGGTATTGTACCACACATACAAATTCATGATGAACTTTGTTTTTCAATAAAATCAACAGAAGAAGCAGATTTAATAAAAAAAACAATGGAGGGAGTTATAGAACTAGAAGTTCCAAACAAAGTAGACTTTGAATCTGGATTAAATTGGGGTAGTATAAAGGGGTAAAAATGAATTATGGCATATTTAAACGCAAACATACCACCAACTTATGCACAAATAAGAAGAGAGTATTTATATGATCTTAAAAAGCATAAAGGAGAAGTTAGTGACTGTATTATCTTTGGTCTTAGCGCTCTTACAGGAAGGGCTATATTATTTCATGCTATTATGGAAAACGGTGCAATATTTTATCGCTTACCAATTAGCGCGTTTATTCAACAGGGATTTGATGCATCCCGAGTGCCCTCAAGACGACTTGATGAATTACAGCTCTGGAATTGTTTTTCTTATTATCCTGCTGTTCATCGTTGGGATATACTAGACGGACAAGCCGGTAAGTATATAGGAAAAGATAAAAAATGGCACCCTGGAAAATATTTATTTACAGTTGACTTTGCACATCCAGAGTCTAATATACTTGACACTGATCATTCAGAGATTCCGCACGAACACAAGTGCGCTCACATAATTGCACTAGATGATGGTAATTATGCAGCACAACCTAACAATCGATGTATATGGGACATACCTTCTTTTACTGTAAAAGATGATATTCCTGATTGGAAAGTGCAGACTTCTGAGTGGAATGT